AGTGCTACAAGTATTTTTGCCAAGGAATCAAGTGGTGCTTCTACAACTGGACTTAATGCTAGGTCTAACTTAATAGCAACCAACCTTAAAAATCACATGGATGCTACTGCTAATTCTACCGATGGGGGTGGTTTTGGTACTTATTTTGATACATTTATTGAGGGGCATGGAAGTACAATTTATTTACCCATGAAAAATACTATTGCTGCTGGTAATGATTTTCAAATAAAAACTAAAGATTCTCTTGCTGATACAGGGATGCAAGCAATTTACAAACAAGTAGATTCTATTACATCATTACCTGTTAGTTTTAAAACTGGATTTAAGATTAAAGTTAAAGGTGATGCTGAAATAGCTAGTGATGATTATTATGTACAATTTAAAACTAATACAGGGTCAGGTTATGGTGAAGGTTATTACGAAGAAACAGTAGGATTTGATATAGTAAAAGGTTATGAATCTAATACAATGCCTTTTATACTAAAGAATAATGCAGTAGATTCTTTTGTTTTAGAAGAAGGTAATTATTCAGATAGAGTATCAGGAGATGATACAACTAACCCAATACCTTCGTTTGTAGGACATGAAATAAGTAATATGTTCTTCTTTAAAAACCGATTAGGTTTTCTTAGTAATGACAACATTATTCTGTCAGAAAGTGGTTTAGGAACATTAGACGAAAATGGAAACTCAGTGTTTAACTTTAGTCGTACAAGTGTTTCATCATTGTTAGACTCAGACCCTATTGATGTATCAGTAGCTAGTAGTCGTGTTACTAACTTAAAATCAGCTAAAGGTTTCCAAGAAAACTTAATTATATTTTCTGAGAATGGACAGTTTGTTTTAAAAGGTGGTGATATATTAACCCCTAGGACTGTATCAATTACACCTGTTACTAACTTTGATGCTAATGGACAAGTAGAACCTATACCATTAGGAGCTTATCTATACTTCCCATTTAATCGTTCAGGGTTTACTGGTGTAAGAGAATATACTGTAAATGCTTCAACTGATGTGTATGATTCAACAGAAATTACCGAACACATACCAGCATTTATTCCTGAAAATATCCTAGCATTTGCTGGAACTTCAGCAGAAGATGCACTTGCTGTTGTCAGTGTATCCGAAGATAATGCTGCTTATGTCTATAGATTTTTCTTTAATGGACAAAAGAAACTATTAAGTTCTTGGTTTAAGTTTACTTTCGATGGAAATATCAGAGGTTTATCTTTTAACAAATCTATTATGAATGTTGTGTTGTGTAGAAACAATCAGACACATCTTCTTGAAATGCCTTTAATATCTAATTTAAAAGACACAGGAGTAAATCATAATACTTACTTAGACATGAGAAGGTCTGTATCGGTTGCTGCAGGGGCTACTACAATAGACTTATCTAGCTTCTATACTCCTACTGATAATGAAATAAAAGTTTATACTACAGATGGTGCGTTGATACCATCAACCAATAGTGGAGCTACAGTTACACTTACCAATGGAGCATTAAGTTCTACAGATGCAACTAATGTTTGGGTAGGAATAGATTACACTATGAAATATACTTTCTCTAAGCAGTTGTTCAAACAAGCATCAGGTCAAACTAAGACACCATCAGCAGGTGGTAGTATGATGTTAAAGAATTGCTCAGTGTTCTATAATAATACTGCACACTTTGATGTTAAGGTAACTCCTTCACAGAGAGACACTTACACAAATACTTTCAATCCTAATATAATCAATACAACTAATATTGCTTTACAATTAGATGATGGTTTCTTTAGAGTACCTGTGTTCTCAAACTCTGAAGACACTACAATAACAATCGAAAATAGTTCTGCATTACCAAGTAATTTTCAGAGTGCAGAATTTGAAGTCAATGCCCACCAACGCTCAAGAAGATTCTAATATAGTTTACCGACAAGGCGACTATAAGTTAATCAAAGCAGACAAAAGTCACATTGATGCTATCTACCCCTTCATGCGTAGAGAAGACCAACTTGAGGTTATGTGTATGGGCAAGACTCCTGAACAGTCCCTACATAACGCCTTTGACACTGACGATGTTACGCTTACTATTGTTGATGGGGATGATGTCCCTATTGCTATGCTTGGTGTCGGTCAAGTATTAGATATGGCTTATATATGGATGTTAGGTACTGACCAAGTACAAGAAGCATCTTACTCTTTTCTCAAAGCATCTCGAAAAATAACTCAATCATTAACGAAACCTTATGGAGCAACTTTTAACTATGTTCATACAGAAAATCAGACAGCTATTAGATGGCTTAAGTTCTGTGGGGCTAAGTTTATCCGAAAACTCTATTTTACTAACCATCCCTTTTACGAATTTATAATAACTTACAGAAATAAATAATTATGTGTGACCCAGTAACTTTAGGAACTGCCCTTGGTGCTTCATCAGCATCAGCTGCCGCAGTTGGAACTGCTGCCTATATGGGGATAGCGTCATCTGCACTTCAAATAAGAGGTCAGCAGATACAAGCCAAAACTCAACGAAGAGTGCAAGAAAACGCATCTAAGGTTGAGCGTCAGAGATACCTAAACGAAGTATCATCACTGCGTACACAACAATCACAAGAGCAACTAGCATTAGCTCAGAAGTTACAATCTAACAAGAGAGCAGCTATGGAAGCACAATCAACTGCTAGGGTATCTGCACTTGAAGCTGGTGTCGCAGGTATTAGTGTGGATGCACTCAAGCAAGACCTATCTCGTAAGGAAGCACTATACAATCAATCAGTATCCACCCAATCTAAGATGCTTGATGTTAGACGAGAGCTTGCACTTAGAGATTCAGGTCTAGGATTTACTAATAATATGCTTCGTATCAATCGCCCTATTGAGGAGGTAGACTACGCAGGTGCGTTAGTCGGTGGAGCTAAAACAGGACTTTCAACATACGGAACACTTAAATAATGGCAAAGAAACAAACTTTAAAA